TGAAACGCAGCGAGGGACAATATTGCCGTATAGCCTGTTCCATCAGCGGTTACAGTAGTCCCATCGTAACGATATAGGTTATTAGCATCACCAAAGCATAAGTTCGGGCCAGCATCTAAGAGAATATCTTGAATCCCAGATATAGGGTCAGTGCCTAGGGTAGGAGCTACTGCAATATATCCCTTAGACTTCTGAACACTCCCATCCTCAAATATAACATTCTGTCCGTCAATCCAGAGAGGAGCTTGGAGCTTATGGAGGGAAGGCACAATTCCACTCTCAAGAAGGGCAGGGTCATTTATAGTTATAAGTGCTTCAGCCATGTTATTTCCCTAATATTCTACTAACTTCATGCCAAACAGCAAGGCTTATTCCAACAATCCCTGCCCATATAAGTCCACTTATAGTCTTTTCCTGAATCGCCATTCTAAGTTTTCTGCGTTCATCTAACATATCTATCATGGTTTGATGATAGCGTTTGTGGCCTTCAATATCCCCTGCAGGGAAGGCCTTGCTTAGCGTATCAAGTTTATCATCTAAGACAGATAGCTTTTCATTGGTAGCTACAGCGTGGGAATCAATCTGCTTTAGCACTTTAACCACAGCTTTATCATTAATTTGATTTTCATCAAAGTCCAACACAACCATTGAATCCTCTTAGATTTTAATAATGTAGTTAAGAATAAGAGCAGGATTCATAATGCCAAAGGCAGAACCTGAACCTGCTGACCCTGTTGTAATTGTGTGAGTATGTGCACTTAGAGTATTACCTGTGAATGTGTGATTGTGTGCTCCAGCTGAAGCTGTATTAACTCCTGATGCTTGAGGTGTATCATTCATCGTAGATATATTAAGAGTAGTAGTTATACCACCTCCAAAATTACTAATATCAATTCCATGTGCATGGGCTCCGTCAGAACTTATTGTGCCTGTAGGTGTACCTGCACTTGTACCATCAGTAGTCCCAGTATGGGCATGGGCTGGAAGTTCTGTAGTTGTAAGAGTTTTGCTTTGAGTTCCTCCAGCGTTACCTAGACCTGTTCCTGTAATACCGCTTCCTGCATTAGTTATTCTATTCGCTGCAGAACCTCCCATGTCATCTTTACCAAAGATTCCACGGCCTCGAAGGTCAGGAATATTAAATGTAGTGCTTCCATCTCCGATGCCATAAGTAGTTCCACATACTGCAAAAAGCGCCGCAAAGGTTGTTCTAGAAACTGCTTGTCCATAGCACATCAAATACCCAGTAGGACTTGTACTTCCAGCATAGGGACTTACTGTACCCGTAGGACTTCCTGTATCTACCCAACTAGGATTAGCTCCTGCACCTCCAGTTTGCAATACTTGCCCTGCTGTACCAGCTGCAAGGCGCACCCAAGCTGTAGCATTTCGGTATAAAATATCCCCTTGAGTGGATGTTATAAAATCCAGCACATCAGAAGCGCTAATCTCCTCAGCTGCACCAGCACCTGCAGTTTTTCTTGCAGCTATTTTTTTGGTAGCTGCAAAATTTATATCATGACTTTCATTCCACTTGCTAGGTACAACTTGACCAGCTAATACTGCCGCCGGGTCATCTGCTACCGCTGATACGAAATGATGAGTAATAGCTACCATCGTAATCTCCTAGGTAAAGTTAGTGTTGTTTGCGTTTACAGTTTCTATAAATTCGCTTCCATATCTAACAGAAGCATCTTCATTAGCCTGCCTACGTTCAACGTCTGAATCAATAGCGGCTTTCATTAATTCCTCCCTGCGCTGCAAATGTGCTGCTGCAAAGGCTGGGTCACGCATACGAGGCCCAAACATAACGCAGGTCTGATGTAGCGTTAGTGCCTCGAAGTTATTTATAAAGAAAGGGCTTTGGCTTGTATCCGTAGGAAGAACTGTATTTGCAATGTAGCTTCGTTCACTGGAGTAACTTTTATCTGGAGTGTTGTCCATGTAGAAATAATTATCAGCACTTTCCCAGTAGGCTAGTGGCATTGCAGTTTCAGTTTTACTAACATCCTTTGGAGAGACCAGAGTAAGGTATCTATAACCCTCTCCATCATCTTTAATGATTCTCCAGAAATCCATACTCTTATACCCCGCAGGGATAGACAGGCCTCTAGTAACTATAGCTGGCGTATCAAAAACCTCCATATGCTTAAACGTATGTAAGTCCTCAATCCACCTAACAGCCTGTCTAACCTTTGATGGAATAAGAGAGTCAAGAGTCGTGCCTCTACGAAGTTCATCCGATACCATAGCATAGAAATCTGACAACGTAATAGACACGACTCAATCCTCCTAGTTAGGTGACAGTACACAACCCCAAATGGCTTTACCAGTTGAAGTAGCGTTACCATTAGTTTGGAATACTATGATGTCCCCTTGGTTTCCACCTGCTACCAAACTTGCACCTGTAAATGCAGCGTTTGAAGTCAAGTCCCCAAAGGTCAGTACTTCCGAAGTAGCTATGGAGTAGTTGTTTAGAATCCCCCCAGTTGCTGCGGTTGTACCAATTCCGACTGTAGCGGCAGCAGTACCAGGTACTACCGTACAAATCTTCCAAGCACCTAGTGGTTTCCAAGGGCAAGGCATCAGGAAGTTTATTAAGTTTCCTGAAACACCGCCGAATAGGTTGACCAAACCACTGTTTAACAGAATAGGAAAGCGGTCAATGCTGTTCCCTGCTAGACCTGGAATTTTATTCATAAACGAGTTATAAAGAACTTCCGAGGTCGCTGCTCTTGGTGAATCTACCATAACAATCTCCTTTCTAGCCTACAGCTGATGCTACAAGGTTCTTGATGAGGTAGTGGGTCTGAGGCAATGAAACCTCGAGGCCACATTCAGTCAAGTAACCTGACTGCATACCGTCCATACCATTGGACTGCAGCACTGGTTGATAAGTAGTATCTGAACCATCCAGATAAGTGTACTTGATATTTTCCATATCTAATACAAACATCCAGCTTTCCATACCGTAGTAAGCTGTAGTATTAGTACCGCCTACGTCTTGGTTGAATAGTGGGTGGTTTTTGAGTACCAGTGTTCCGAATGGGCAGGACAGACGAGCTACATTCATGCCGTACTCTTTCAAACCGAACTCGATATTGTACACAGTATTTTTGCGTACAATCTGTTGTAGGGTTAGAAGTGAGCGGTTTCCGCAGAACGCCATCTTCTCATTAGAACCGAACTTGAAGATATTGTATAGGTACTCTTCCATACCTGACATAGTTACACCTGAACCATAATCAACAACAGCGTCTTTCACGTTCTGTGCTGAGTTATAGTTATTTAGTAACCAGTACAGACCGCCTGTTGAACGCGCAGGTTTACCATTGATGGTAGTTTCCTTACGTTCTCCAAGCCAGAAGGCACGTTCAATATCTACACCGTGGTAGAGCAGACATTCACGTTTAGCCTCTTTAATGGAATCACCAGTACGAAGGCGGGTTTTAGACGCTGTACGAGTCATTTCCAGAGTTGAACGGAAAATCTGAGTGTAGTTGAACTTCTTGGTAGGGTCGAAGTTCACACCAGAAGGAGGCATACTACCTTCTTCATAGACTGAACCGATTACTAAGAGGTACGGGTTTTTACCAGATGCTGTACTATCAAGTGCAGTCGCAGCAACGTCACCCCATGCACGAGTCACGGAAATAGAAGTTGCAACAGTTGGGTCTGCATTGACACGCACAATTTCCCCAGTCTGCATCACGCGAAGGAGGTCGCCCTCTTTAACGCTGAGACCGTTACCATCTGTAGAATCGAGCGCCCATGTAGTGTTACTTGTAGTAATTACAGTGGAGCTTGCTGCTAGTTTGAGCCTACGGGTTTCCATAGACTTTTCCCACCAGTTGAATTCTGGGTCATCAGTGGTGCGTTTCTTCATCACTGAGGTCAGACCGATTAGCGGAATGTTACCGTTTGGGTCGAGAAGAATCATCCCCTCGCGCCAGTTCTTAGGACGCTGGTCGGTGATAAAATTCGCCGTAGTCCTTAAACCTTGAATAGCCATAGTTTAAATCCTTGTTAAGTTAAAAGTTTCCAAAAATAGTATCAGCAATGTCCCCTGCGTCATCATTGGCTGGAGCAGTTCTAGCGCTGTTACCACCTATCATGCGCGGAGGTGTAGCTACTGGTTTTGCAGGAACAGCTGTTCCGCTTGCCAATGCCATAATCTCTTTCACACGTTTAGCAGTTTCATCGCGTAGTTCTGGAGTCCAATCAGTGAGTCCCATTTCTTTAGCTGTAGCATCCCCAATCTGACGGATAAATCCGTGAAGCTGAGGTTTATCAAGTTCAGGGTACTTTCCATAGAAATCCTGACGAACAGTCTTTGCTTTTTCCATACCTGCAATATGCGCTTGTAGCATCTGCGGGATAGTGTCAAAGCGTGGATTGAACTGAGATTCTATATACGGTAACATCTGAGCCTGAATAGCGTTAGCTATACCAGAAGCAAGAGCCGCTACACCTTCCTTGAATTTACCTTTATCTGTTTCGGTAGTCAAAACATCTATCAGTGCATCAGGGATATTAAAATCATACTTCGGAGGCTGAGGTTTAGTCGGAGTCTCTGGAGTAGTTTTAGCTGTTGTAGTAGTCCTTTCTTCTAGCTGCCTCTTATAGTTCTCAGCAATCGCTTGCCAATGACTATCAGTTGCGGCGGGAGCAGGAGTAGTAGCTGGAGCAGGAGTCTTCGTTTCAGGAGCTGGTTTAGCTGGGGGAGAACCATTTCCATTCCCCTCACCTGAAGTGCCTTCTTTACCAGTATCCCCAGCAGGTTTATCCGCTGGTGGAATTTCGTCGCCCTTTTTAAAAGGGTCAAAATGCAATACCTCTAGTACGTTAGAGGTTGGAGTTGTTTCTACGTTCTCAAAGCTAGGTGCAGCCGAACCACCCTCGTTCTCAGGTGCGAAACAAACTTTATTGTGGAATCCGTTAAATCTAAACATTCTTATTCTCCTCAGCAGCTGGTTCATTATCAGGGGTAGAAGCTAAGCTGCAAATAGTTTCTACTGCCTGTGATAGGCCTGTGGCAACACCTTGAGCGCGAATCATCTTCTGGATAGTGTCGCCAGATGTTAAGTCACTCATACCTATCAGTTTTAACTGTTCATCAGACTGAACTAGAACTTCCCGAAGTGCAGCGCGAATTGCAGGAAGTTTTAATATATCCTCCAATGCCCTACGATAAACAGGACTCCACGGTTCATTTGCAGATATAGCTTCAAGAAGTTTAACTGCGTCTGGTAGTATTTCTTTTACTGGTTCACTCATAATCCCCCCGCAGCTCTATCCCCAGGATTTGGAACCACCCCTGGAGTTGGTGGCATATCTTGTAGTGGAACAGCATTACCCGCCTTAACAGCTTCTTCCATGCTAGCATCTGGAGCTTGTTTCACAATGAATTGGTCTATGTTCTTAGCCCCGCCGAGTTTAGCAAGATAGGAGAAAATCCCCACTACGTTAAATTGCTGACGCATTTCAGGGTCTGCTGCAGTTGCTTGGAATATCTGCTTCCAAACATCCACCATAGCAACCTTGTCAACTGGAAGCGTTCCATCAGAGATTGGGAAGTTAAAGTCCCCAACGAGCATCTGTGGAGTTACCTTAGTAGTTTGACCCTCGCCAATAACATCTATGCTAAAATCCTCAGACAGGAATTGCTGCATATTCATTGACATTTGTTCAGTGAGGTCAACGAGAGCCTGGCTTGAGATTTTAATTGCAAGAGAGGCAAGGCGACTTCCACCAGCCTCTACGCTCGTCCGAACCTCAGTAGCAGTTTTTCTACCACCTGAGTTTTGAATACCCTTCATGTTGTCATTAACAGCTGCAAGAGTATCGGCCATACGCATAATTAGCTCGAAGTCATTAAGATGCCCGCCAGTTACGTCACCTACAGTAAGTTGTTTAACTGCTGCATTTACATCAGTACCATATGCAGCACGTTTAAGACGTATAAGTTTCCCAGGCCCAGACTGTTTCAAGTCCTGAAGTTCAACCCTAGATGGGTCAACCAGCCACATATTATTCAGCATGGTTTTAACATTGTCCATGTGACTGTTGATAAGCCAGCTCATAACATCCTGCAGCGGAGCCATGTAGTCCACAATACCTGGCTGACCGAAACCGTAGCCCATAGAATATGGCTCAGCAACACTAACTGGATGCTTGTCGTGGTCATATCCCAGCGGTTCAGCCTGAACAATCTGCTTTTTATTCAGCCAAGTGAATAGGTATTTAACAGGATAGTCCTCTTCGCCAAGGCCTAGTTCCTTAGGTATGATTACACAAGTGCCTTGAGTAGTTTCATAAACATCGGAGCGTCCGTTATATATAGTATCTGCAAAAGTGGAAGAAACGCCTCCAGATATTGCACTACGCGCTGACATATTAGCACCGAACGAACTTGCCCAATCACTAGGCATTGCAGGAGCTTTGTCCACATAACTAAATACACCTTCGTTTTGCAGAGCCAATAAATCATGTTTCCCTAGAAAGTCTTTCCAAAATACAAACTCCCCTCTGGAATTAACATCGGCCATAGGAACTCTTGGGTCAGGAAAGAACATGAATGGGTCTATAGCGGCAACTTCATTCCCCTCGAAAACAATTCGCTTATCACGAGTCTTAATCCACTTCTTATCTCCACCAAGGCTCATACCTAAGATTGAAAGCCCTGAGGACTGTTGCCAACTAGTTCTGAACTTCTTCTCTACTTTCCATTGAGTACGCATGATACCTACCCCGTACATACAGGAATCGTTCAAGAACTGAAACATATGCTTTATCATACGAGTATGATTGCAATTATACTGCAGGGCAGTTTCCATATTTTGAGCGGCGTTGATGAATTCGCTCTTATCACTTCCGACTTGGAACATAGGAGTATGTCCGCAGAAGGTATGCACGAGGTAGGTAACTATAGTATTAAGCACAGAGAAACTATACGGCACTGTTATGCTGACCATCTTAGCTGGGTCGCCTTTGTCAGTGAGCCGCTTCAGTTCCTTCTCCCAGTCTGGAAGATTTATATAAGCCTGATATTTGAGTTCCGAAACCCTCCAACGAGGATAGAACCGTGACATCTGGTCTTCTGAGAGCTTTAACCGTTTGTTAAGATGGCTGAGAACTATCTCATGCAGCTTCGCATCTTGGAGCCGCTCGATAGGAGTCATCGCCTTCTGCTTAGCAGTAAGCTTAGGAAACTCTCCTGTACCTAGGCCTTCAGGATTATCCATTCATTCCCCCAAATAGTTGCGCCATTAGAGCTTCGTTAGCGTCTGGTTGCGCAGCTTGTTTTTCAATTGGACTATAAATATCACACGTTCCAGTTTCACTAATCAACCCCTTGACTGCACTGCAGGCATTTGGGATTATGAAGTTAATGCAACTGGAACAAGAGTTTTCACCACCAGCATCTTTGCGGTAATTAACACTCTCTTGAGATACTAAACTTGGTTTATTGTCCATAATTAATTGTTGCATGGTTTTTGTTAAATAGCAACACCTTTCTAACTTGAGGGTTAAGTTTATATAACTAAGTCCTAATACCTTCGCCAATCCCCATCAAACACCTCGTCTAGGGATTCCATTTCGTCCTCGGCAAGGTCAGCATCTCCACTGGCGGCTGGGGCGACAGGATTGAGTAGATGCACCGCCATAGCCAAAACGTCTGGTAAGTCGCGCTTGCCATTAGGAAAATCTTGAAGTTGTGTTTCGAGTAGTGGAAAATGCCGCTGCATATGAATGTACCCTGCAGCGAATCGGGGTTGTAAGATACCAGTTATCCTGTCCTCCTTAGTTCCATCGCGAGCACTGTGAGTTATAGGTATAATTTCAAAGTAAGCTTTCGGGCCTAGGAGTTTCGCCTTACGGAACATTTCCTCTTTCATAATGTGAATCATCACAGCTTGGAAAGAAATAGATTCCACTCCATGAAGCGTGCAGTCCCACTTAACAGCCATTTCAAAATATTTATCTACGACCTCTCTAGGCGTTGCTTCTTTATTAGCCCAGAAGTCGAGGCCTTGTATAATTCCCTTCTCGGTCATTCCAACCACAGCGATAGCTCTATAATCCGCCCTGCGTTTCTTAGATATAGCGGGGTCAAGTGCAATCGCAACTGCAAGCATATCTTCCCGTTTCTTAGGATTTATGATAAGCTGCTCTGGCTTAAAGAGCTGAGTTTCAACAGCGCGAATGGTGTTTTCATATTCCATGTAGTATTGACTTAACTGTCCTGCCCGAACGAATTGCTGTTTCTTGGCCTCTATCTTAGCCTCGCTCATGTTAGCTTCCCAAAGCAAGTCGCCTTGTCTATCTCTAACGCCGAAGATAATAGATGTAACTTGTGGGTCATTGTGCATAGTCATAAGGAGGGCTTCAGAATGAAGTAGAGTCCCTAGGGCTAGAATCGTTGCGTTCTCTTTCATTTCAGGTAGGGCTGGAAGAACGTCACCATAAAGCCACTGCTTAGCCTTCTGCCGTTGTTCTTCAGTCTTAACCGAATCCCTATCCTCAACGTCGTCAAGGACTATACAATCAGGCCTATTACCATTTACGTTCAAGCCGCGAACCTGACCACCTCGTCCCCTTGCAACTACAGTCACCCCTGTGGTTGTTTGTATAATGTCGCCTGACCACTTGAGGGAGGATTGTCTATCTGGAACAAGATTACCAAATACAGTTATGATGCGTTCATTACCTTCTAGCTCGCTTCGCACGTTGCCGAGCTGCATTTCAGCATGAGTAGCGCTTTCAGATATGTAGACTGGGAATTTTTTATCCTGATAGAGTATCCAGTATAACACTACCCCAATTCCAGCGAGGGTTGTTTTAGAGTAACCGCGTGGAAGCATGAGGGAGGAGTATTTAGTTACCCGAAGATGGAGGGCTATGATGTTCCCCTCGGCATCCAGCTCAGGCGTGAATAGGCTATGCCATTGAGGGTTCGGGGCTAGTGGGTCATCACACCACACGAAGTTAGATATAATCTTATCTAACTCTCCATACTTAATTAGAAAATCAGTCTTTCTAGTCAGGATTGCTAGAATCCCCCTATGTACCCAAGGTACTTCATTGGGGAATAAATGCGGGAGAAAGAACTGTAAAAAGAAAACAGGGTCAGCGTAAGCCTTCCCTGCTATCTCTGCAACTTGTTCAACTGTTAGTTTACTTTGCGTTAGCATCTTTCTGTAGAACCTTATGCTCGATGAATTTCTCCACCTGTGGATTTTCGGCGGTGACAACAGCACCTGTAGTTGCGCCGATTAGAAATACGAGTAGTACTGGAAAAAACATAAAACCTCCTTAAGCAGTTTCCCCTTCGGCTGATTCCTCAGGGTCATCCATGATGGAAGAGGGACTGGTGTCCATCATAACCTTCCCACCTTTGGATTTGTTTAAGAGATTAAGCTTGGTGTAGAAATCCTTAGCTGCCCAGCAGTCTGGGAACATATCCTTCAGCTTGAGTTTCACACCGTTAAGCGTAATCTCTGTATTCATCATTGCATCTTCTTCAGCCTTGCGTTCAGCTTCTTTTGCTGCATATTCAGGACTTGGTTCACAACAGGCGTTCATATAGTTTCCTTTTAAAAATCAGGTTCTTGGGTAGCACTATCCATAGTCTTTTTCTTCTTGGGTGCAAACAAGGCCTCACTTACACCTTCCATTCCCTGCATCCCATCATCTTCACCTGAGCTAGGACTAGTTGCGAGCTTTAATTTAGTATGAAAGTCTAGCCGACTTGCGTCATCTGGAAACAAGGTCTTAGTTGAAACCTTTTTGCCATTATAGATAATCTCTCCGTCAGGGATGCCATCTTTGTTTTTATCTACCATCGAAAGCCTCCTCTACTGGAATTGGTTTAAAGATAGGCTCAAACTCAGCAGCCTTCCAAAGAATCTTAAATGGGTTATGGTGAATATAGAAGTAGTCTCCCACTTCAGGAACTTCACCGAAGCAATTCTCTTTATAGATAATAACCTCAAGCCCACTGGCAAGTTTAACGTCCCAATCCTGTAGGTCTGTGGTTAAATTTTCAGTCACTTCAACAATTTTATCCGCATTGATTAGGTCTACGTTTAGTAAATCTTCAGGTGCAGCATCTTTTGGTGGTATGTATTTATATAGCATAGTATCTCCTATTAATTAATTGCTACCCAAGCACCGATACCTTTATTGGCACGGAAAATTTTCCTGAAGTAGTTAGTGTTAAGAACTTTAGTCTCTGCGGCAGTTGCCCCATCCATAATTAAGTCACAAGGGCGATAATCCCAACGAACTGTATTATCCACGATGCTTGTTCCAGTACCACTTGGCCCACCTGCCCCTGCGGAAGTACCTGCCTGAGTACAGATGTACCAGTTGCCACCATTGGCAACTACTGCACCTACAGCGTAGACTGTGTTAATAGCCCAAGCCGCTGCGTAGTAATCAATAGTACCTCCACGGATGGTGAGGGTTTTAACTGAAGCATTTCCCTCTACATCTTCGAACACATGCTCATAGCCATCATCCACATAAGCAAGCGGTGATAGCTGAAGTGTGAAGCTACCCGCAGCAGTATTAGACAGCACGCGAACATTCTGACGATGATATGGCACAAGCGCACTTGCAGAGTATTCTGCGTTAGGTGATACATAGACACGGCGGCATGAAACGTCCCATACTTTATATTGCAGCAAAGTATTGGCTATTGCCTGAGAGTTCAGATATGGCTGCATGATAACACCAGCGCGTCCAGCTGGAACAGTCCACGGGTCACTGACAAATAGCTGACGCCCCATTCCAGTCAAAACACCCTGACTGTATGCTGGAATAGCATTTATATATACTGTTTCATTTGGTGACGTGCTAGCCCGAATTTTACCATTCACGGGTGAAGGTAAACCAATTAT